TATCGCCAACGTTATCAAGATGTTTTTGGAAATCCTGATACTGCCTTTGAATATGTGCCTGGCTTTGCGCTTCATGCGCCTGGCGCTCCTGCATTTCCTTATGCTGGAGTGCGTAGCTCACTGCCTTGTGGATATGCTCATCTATCCCACCACCTTGCGGGGCTTGATAGGGATTCATCGGCTGATCTTGTGTATTTTGCATGGGTTGTGTCATCCTGGACTCTAGATCGCCTATTCGGGCGTGAAGGTCACGAACTTCCCGTTCGTGGGCTCTCTTTTGAGACTTCAACCGTTTTTGAACGGCTAATGTTTCCTTTGAGTGTCCTTCATCGCTATCTTCACCACTTTCAGCTTTCGCCTCATGTTGTGATTCATCGATCCCCATACTGTCATTCACTTGATCAGCAAGACCATCCTGGCCTTGATTTGAATCTTGAACTTCCATATTCACTTCTCCACTCGGCATTCATTTGCCCAAAGGTTGTAAGGCGACCCTGACGCCCAGCAACTCCTGTCGCTGATAGTTAAAATTTTACGCGTGTTTACAGGATAAAATAGTCGTACAGGTGGGGTTTATTTCAGGAAAAGCCTCTAGGTAGAGGCTCTTTGTACCGGATTTTCATGTTTATGGATGTCAACCAAATGCTTGATCATTTCAAGATCCATATGATCACGGTGCTTCATATGATCTAGCCCATGTGTAATAGATGCTTGCTTGATATCAGCCTGATGGTTATAAACATCCAACTGACCATCCATGTGTGCTTGCTCTGCTTTTAATTGCAGTTCAAGTTGATCAAGCTGGTTTTTCTCTTTCTTCAACTGTAATTCCGCAGCCTTGATTTGCAATGCCATCTGACCTTGTTGCATCTGTTGCTGTTTTAATTGCATCTCTTGTTGTGCCATCTGTGCTTGTGGATCAGGTTTTGGAGGAGGCGCGGGTTTGCCTTGTTCTTTAGCCAGGATATCCGGTGGCACCAAAGTCTGGAAGCGTTCAGCCATTTGTGGCATGAATTGGACGTCCAGGTTTTTAGCCCATAGATCAGCAATAAGCGGAAAGGCTTGTGGGAACATCTGCAATGTATTTTGCAGGAATTCCAGCGCAATATCTTTTTGTACAGAGAATGATGGGCCCGTATCAATCTCAACATCAAACTCACCCGGCATCAGTCGATTCATGATCTTCGCATTGTCACCCTCACCTTGGCGCTGATTCATAACGATTGTGTCGGTCTTTCCATCCTTCTTGGATATATTCATCTGGCGCTGTTCATCACCGATGATGTATGGAAGAAGATCATTTACAATACGGCCACCCTGTTCAATAGCCTGATTCAGGTTATCCTGAAAGACATAGGATGACATCGATCCTTCGAGTTTGCGTTCGCGCCTAGCCTTGCCGGATATGTCTTGTCCTTGAAGATTATCGTTTTCAGAAAATCCCAGAATCTCTTTGATATCTTGTCCTGCGGCAGCCGATGTCGCAAATAGACCTTGTGAGATTTCCCAAGCGGGCATTTTCTGCGGCATCATTCCGGTTTTAGGGTCAGGTTTGGCACGAAGAATACCCATCTGTAATTCAGGGTTACGCCAGTCTTGTTCATAGCCTATGATATTATCTGGTGTTCCAAGCCACTGTTCACGGCGTCTATTCTTTAATTCTGCTGCTGTTTCCGATCTCGAATAGTTCAACAGTTTCTGAGCATCTCGGGCTTCATGGATGAAGGATTTCGTGTATTGGCGTCCTTCAATGTAGTAGCTGTCACCATCCACGAAAGGTATAGGCAACTGACGGGAAGGCCACACAGAGAAATCAATAATACGATCTCTAATAAGTCGGTAGTGCATAATTTTATAATCTTGCGTTTGGCGTTCCCCAACCTTGATTGGCTTATCCTTTTCAATAATTGAACGAGCCTCACCCATCCCAGCGATGTCCAATTTCTTCTTATAGTTTTTCTGTTCATCTTCCCATTCGTCATTGGTTAATACCTTGAATTGATCGCCCACTTTCACATGATTAATTGTCAGCGGAAACCATTCTTTCACAAACTCATCACACACAATGATTGTGTCACGTGTAGTCCATTGGAAATCCAGAAGCATATATGGATCAACATAGGACACAGGGTTAAGCACATACGGATAGGTCGCAAAGAATTCATCACGAGTAAATACGAAACGCCTTGAACAGAAGTTTCCATCACCCTTGTGTGGCTTTAATGCAGTGGGATCCCATGAACAGCTTGTCGCATCAGGGATAATGTCGTATTTTATGATCTTGTTAAAACTTCTCGGTGCTTCATAGTCAATCAGGACTTGAAATGCGCCGAAACCCATCATGAGGGCGCTCTTAAATGCAGTTTGATAAACCAGGTCATTCTGTGATTGATAAGATATTGTTCGCACTAAGTCTGCGCGTAGATTTATTTGTTCTTGTGTGGCCTTTCCTGTCAATGATCGAACGATCAAGTCTGGCTTATTCTTTCGTTGTTCTCCTACGACTTTTTTCGTCGAATCGTAAAGTTTATTGAAAGTCATCGCAGGTTTGAATAAACGAGTGAACTCTGAACGCTCGACTGCCGTCCATTGATCACGCAAAACGAAATTCATGTCATCCTTACCACGGACAATATTCTCGTTGAAATAGGAATTCCAGGTATTTAAATGTTCATTGCACTTTTGAAGGACTTTAACCTCATCAATGCCAGCATCGTTTAAGGCATCAACTCGGCGCTCTTCCATCTCGTTGATTTCATCAGGAGACAGGTTTTCCGTGTTTACGTCATGCTCGTCGCGTTCCATTGTCAACCATCCTTGGTTTGTTTGGAAACTTAAGGGTGTTACATTGTAAACCTTCTCATCCTGAAAAGGTTTTAAATCAAGGCACCCTGCCGATTCTAACGGCTTCCGGTGTAGCAGCCGGCATCGTGATCACTACTGTAGCGACTACGTGTCACACCACGTCGAGAGTGCCATTCACATTGTACTACGCTGCGTCTACTTCATCAGCTTTATTCAGATCGCAATAGGTAACTTCCTTCCAGTCAGTCGCCTTTATGTCATCACGCGAAAGAGTATGTACACCCGCGTGCGCATTAGGTGCTGGCATGATCTTCCAAGGCAAAGGCATTCCTGGCATCAAGCAAATAAAACCATCCGTTCTGTGCCAACCTTCTCGAACTATGTACTTACCCTGTTCCAATAAATCTAATGCTTGTTCAAACTTCATTGTTAAGTTTCTCCATTAATAACGATTGATGGGTCTTTGTAACATTTGCTCAATTAGTGTTATACAGTGCGGGTGAAGTTCATCTAACTTCTTTTTGAAGTCATATAAATAGCCAATTGCTTTTTGCATATCAGCTTCTTCATTTCTCAAATATTTGTTTTCTTCTTTGGGCGCACAATTAAGTTGAGCTGTATTTGTTTCACCAAAATGTCTCGAAGTTCCTAAACTATTCAACATGATTTAATCCTTATGGTAGAACTGTTAATTGACATGATGTTCCGGTGAAAACGGGTTTATACCATTGCGTGCCATTTGATCCAACCGCGCAGATCACATCCGTTGCTTGAACGGTAAACCCCTGGCTTTGAATATAGCTATCCAAATATCCAGCACCCGAGATTGTAGATAAAGTATCAAGTGGCGCATATAAATGACCTATGCGTGGAACAACATCATTGTTTTGACCTGGAAAATTGATCTTAAAGTTTGTAACACCCATGACACTCTCCTTGTGATTAAAAATAATTCCCTATTTCTTTTTATTACCTTTCTTGCCTCGCGCTTCCGAAAATGCGATGGCAATTGCCTGCTTTTCAGGGCGTCCACTATTGCGTTCCCGCCTTATGTTTTCAGATATTCCAGACTTACTTTTCGCCTTCGCACCTTTTATCAGTGGCATGATCTTCTTCCTTTCTACAAAAACAAGCCGGGTTAAATGGAGAGTTTATTCTACCGCATCGAGGGCATTCCCATGGATTATTACTCATCGCCCAATCGCCCTGTAGAATAATTCTTCATTACGCAATGCCTGTGGTTTAGCCACTCCGGTGCGATCAGTCAGTATCAATGGAACCTGCCGAGCTATGTCCTTATCGTTGGCCAGTACTTCTTTTCGGTTTTCATTTTCGTTCATAAGTTTTTTTCCTTTTTATCTTCAGCCATTCGTAAAAGAGCGTTTACAGATACCTGAATAGTCTTTATCAGAGAGCAGGCATTATCATGTTTGCTTGTATCCTTTAAATCAATAAGCGATACACAATTAAAACAATCTTCAGGATGCTCAATAGGATTCAACAATGCATCAAGTGATCTATATAATTCAACTCTTAAAACTGGACTTTCATAACGAATATCAGCGCCTAATTCTATTTTAATTTCCATTAATCATTTTCCTTAATCTTTTTTAAGCTCACCTGTAACAGCAAGCAATCCTTTATTTGCATTAACCAGTCTCACAATATTAAGCTTTGCTGTCTCAATCCCATAACCATAGAACACTTCACGTTCTTTGGAATTCAATGCATCTTCATTGTCGAGATTGTATTTTAGAACATTATACGCATTTTCTATATGATTCAATGCTGATCTTATCTCGTTAATAATTCCCTTTTTCATCATGCTATTTTTCATACTATTCCTTTAGAAGATACGTAATACTGGATTCCACATGTCAATCTTGTTCGCCTCTGGTCTCTTATTTTCAACGATTCGATCTGATGCAAACTTCATCAAGCCGTATTGCTGACCATCATGCGGATGAGAAAATTTGTTCTTGTTTGGCTTATCCTGATAACGCTCATCACCTGTCACACTCAATCGTTTGAACACATACCCATTAATAAATCCTTTACGTAATACAGGACATCCTTCTCGTGACAATAAGTAGGCAGGCTGTCCATCAATCATTGAGTTTAGGAAATAACGGACACTTGATATACGTATGTCAGGATCATTTGTAGTTGCTCCATTTGTTTTGATACCGAGTGAATTAAGCTCACCAATACAGCTTAATTCTTCCATGATTGCATCCCCTGCCGCCCCTGATGGATCAGCCTCAGACTCACCAACTTTGTTATATGGGAATGAAACAGGAAGATCAGGCAATACGACATTCTTGGCGAACGTCCTGATACCCATATCAGATGCGATGTATTCTTTTAAGACTCGTGCCTGCCCACGCGGTGAAATCTGAAACACAATACAAGCAGGTGTGAGACCAAAATCCCAACCCAGATGAATAGGCAAGCCTTGTATTGCATCGAGTGTCGGTACTGAATGAAGATCATCATTATACTCAGGATAAACACGTTTGCCAGACTCAACAATTCCGTATTTTCCACCGCAATAAACCTTGATAAAGCCTTCTGAACGCTTCTCAGCAAGCTTGACATAATAATCTGGCGATAGATTTTCATAGTTATCGCAATCAGGATTAGCCAGATAGTTACCTTGTTTATCTTTCGCAAAACTGCCGTCTCCATTTTGAATCAAGCCTGATGGCTGATGAAATATTTTATAGTTGGGTGTCGGGTTTAGCTCGAAGTCTTTATTGATCCAGTGATCTTCATCAGGTGGATTAGTGTCTGCAATGATTCCTGACCAATAAGGATCAGCACAAAATGCACGAGAAGGATACCGATGGTTAACGCGACCAATGAGGTGGTGCAGGACTGCTTGAGGTACCTCAGAAAGTTCATTAATGTACGCGCCTGTCGCTTCAATAGATTTAAGTTTACGTATATCTTCATCACGATCCAATGCAATAAATACCAGCTCAAGCTCGATTATGCCATGTCCATCATTGAATGTGTGTTCGTAGGTGAGGAGTGGCTTTTGTCTCTTTTTAATAACGCCAAGATCACCAAACCATTGGAGCCATGTTTGAAGGGTGGTTGATTGAAGCTCTCCACTTGTGTTTCGTATGATGAGCCATTTTGATCGTCGCCTACCATTGAACCATTTGGGCATTCGACAGGTAGTGTCAACAATCTTGTTAATGCAGAGTGTAGACTTGCCTGAACCATAAGGCCCCATAACGAGCTGCACAAAAGTATCGTCAGCATGAAAAAGCTTACCCGTTGGATTAGGTTTGTATATCCGTTCTTTATCGCTTGCATAGATTCTCGTTACATCCTTGTCAAATTGAATATGTTGGACATCCTGTCGCTTAAGCGAATCTTTTAGTGTGTGAAACTCCTGACGACAAGCTGCAAGTGACATCATGGTTTATGTCCCACCGGGAATCTGTCATCTTGCAACTGTCTCGGACGCTTTAATTGCTCATGTGTCGTGAAGCGCATACCGCAACGCAAGCACTCACGGCGACGAACAATCGCATCACGCATATCGTCATGCCTGGTTTCAACAACATGCGATTTGGGGTATTTGCATACCGTACACTGCATGTTATTTACCTAATGAAGGGTCAGACTCAAAATCTACATCTTTATCCCCATAACCCATCACAGGATCAGAATCACCTTTATGTGCAGGTTGTCCTTTAACATAGTATTGACCTGTTTTCTCATCAGCACGTGTGTTCATAGCATCTTTTGCGCTCTGCAAGATGTTATGAAACGCACTGCTTAATCCCGCGTTATCGCGTTCGACAGCCATGTCAGTATTCCTTATTTTCCGTGTAATACCTGAGTCATTACTTTCGCATGATCCACTTCTTTAGCCGAAGCATTGGTAGGCTTCGGCACAAATTGAGGACCATAATGAATGTGGTTTGTGTAACCGGGATGTTGAGAGTTCGGGTAATCAAACGCAGTTGCGCCCACATCCTGTGAGCCATTATCTTCTTTCATGGTCAATATCCTTTTGGTTATTACTTCCGTACACCGCTCAAAGTCTTGTGTCCTAAAACCTTGTTTGCCTTGTTGTCTATCTTCGTTTTAGACGCAGGAGACAACTTTCCTTTCTTAACCATCTGTGTTGCACGAGCCTTTGCATTCGATGCGTGAGCCTTATCATTAACCGGATAGGAACGATCAGGCCCAGCAAATTTTGATTCAGGTAGCTTGTTTCTCTTTTTGGTCGTTAACTTCGACATCATGTCTCTCCAAATATTTCGTCATCTTCCTTAACAACAAAACTGAGTCTTTTACTATTCCTAGAACCTTGTTACATCTATCACAAATCCATCCTCTAAACTTTCCAGACACATGGCAATGATCAAAAACAGTTAGTCTATTTTCATCACAAAGCTCGCATATCGATGGTCCAGGCCTTCCAGCCGCTTCCCATTTTTTAGATTCCTGTCTTAAAGCATATGCTTTGTTTCGTCGCTTTTGTCCTTCAGGATCATTCTTTCTTCGCAAAGCTTGCGCCACTCTGTCACGGTTACGGATCTTGTCGATATTGTTTTCTCGATACTTTTCTTTGGCCTTTTTATTGGTTTCTGGATGCTTGGCTCTGTATCGTTTTGCTTGTTCATTTACTTTGTCCTTATTCTTTTTTCGCCATTCTTTTACATCATCATATGTAGTCATACTATTCTCAAAAACTAATAGTATACCCTATGACTGACTAAATATCACATGCCGTATCGCCATCCTTGGTTACTCCCTTCATTGAATCACGCAAATGTGCAATATCGTCGGCCAGTTCCTTGATGTTCGCATCCTTGCCAAAGTCTCGCCAATAGGCATGCTCAAGTGTCCATTCAGCACCCTTGTGGCCTTTTTCAGACTCAACGATCAGTTGTCTACAGACGATTACTTCGCGTTTTTTGACTTTTGCTAGAGACTCCACCAGATAGGCGCACAAACTATCCTCTTGATGCTCGATATCAATTTTTCCTTGAGCACGCCAGACGTAGAATATGGATTCAGTAATGCCGTTTGATTCTGCGGCGAGAACATGGGTACATCCGTTATAAATGTCTTTAACAAGAGCATCGATTAGCTTCTTTGTAAGCTTGCGATAGGGATGAGGAATTTTATAGGGTTTAGCTTCCATTTATCACAAATCCTTTTGTGTAATGATGGATTAATATTACATCAAGTCACGAGAGAATATCCACGCTTGATTCTCTTTTTCGATATTCTAACAATTTCTTTTTGGATATATCCGTTATTTTCAAAGCCGATGACGCGAGAGCGGCACACCTGTTTGCCACCATAAGTGATACGCAAAACAGAGTTATGTAAAAGGTCGTTTTCAATCGACACATAATAAAAACGCCCATTCTCTTTATTCTCAAACTTTATCATAAGCCTCCGAATATGCCATCCGTGGCTTAATGTAAGTATAGTTTAGTTAATAAAAGCTATTAGATAACCTATGGTTAAATATTATAGGTTCCTGTCAGCATACCCTGTGCCAAATCAACAGCACGGCCTTTAACCTGTTCAGCCCATTTGCTATTTAGCATCTCAAAAGCTGCGCGTTTATAGTCATGTGTTAATAATGCATCTCGCATTTTGTTAAATGTCATAAAGCGCTTCCATCCCATGAAAGCCATGTCTATCAGGACAATCTGACGATCTGATGTTAATTGTTTGAACCAGGGGAATGCAAGTAATAGTTGATAGAAATAGATTGCGTCATTGTTGAATTGTTCTGTAATCCAGTCATCAGTCACACCACGATCAGTCAGGTTGTAACCTATTCCAATTGTGATTTTACCCATTGTATCGGTATATGGAAACTTTGAATATGACTCATGTTTAACCAAAGATTGCTTGAGCTTCAGCATCATATCGGGTGTCATCGTGACGGTCTCTCATCCATGTTGGACTAGAAACTATATCACATGATTTGCCGCAATTATCGCAAATATAGTAATCGGTAAGAACATATACAGTGGATTTATGACAACGAGAGATGAACATTTTGTTATCCTTAACAAAAAAAAGCCGCAGCTAAACGGCTTGCCCAAGAGGAGGCTATAGTGATGAAATTCATGCGGCAGCGGGAATAGTTGATAGATAGAAGTTAAAATGTTTCTTTGCATCTTCTGCACCGTGCGCGACCTCTGCGTAATATCCATTATCACGCAAATACGACAGGCATTCTAACTGTTGCGGGGAAACTTTTCCACCCTTGATACGCTTCATTTCACAAAAAAATCCATGAAATTTGGGCGTAGCAAGAGGCACAAAGACGTCCGGCCATCCCGCCCATACACCCATACGCTTAAGCTTCATCGCCTCATAGAGATTGCGAGATCCACCATTGGCGCTAGCGCTTGGTCGGAAGCCCTGCTTCTGTAGCCACACTACAAATACTATCTGTTCGTAGTCTTCTAGAGGTATCACTGGCATTACTTTCTTCACTTTGACAATCCTTGTCATTGTTTTGATTCCCGTATAATTGTTTGAGTGCGCTCATAACGGCAGCTTTGTACTTTTTGCCACGCCGTTCCCATCGATTACCGCTGAATCTGTTTCCACCAAAATGTTCCACGTATAACATCCTTGTTATATTTGTTAATCTTTTAACCATCCATCCTTTATGCTTGTGGGCTCATTATAAGCCCGTGACGACGTTTTCTCCTTCAGAGGTACCACGCGATCCCTTGCTATCTGTTCTAGCATCTTGGCGCCGTCTATTTCACGAAATAGCCGTACCCTGTCATACCACTCTGATCTAGGTAGCAACGCCGCTTCTTCTTCGCCAAGCGATAGAAGGTAATCCCTTCGTTCTTTGTCCATGTCATCAACTTCCTGTCAATGATGGTTAATTTGAAACGCCTTTTACTGAATTTGTGTTCCGTGCATTGAGTCATAGCTTGGATGCCCTGGACCCCATTCTGGAACGGTGCTGCGCACCTCATTGGCATGGCTTGACACATGTTTTTTGGACGAAGGCTTTTCGCGTCTTAGGAATAAAGACAGCTCGGCGTTCCAGTTAGCGCTTTCCTTTCCATTGGACTCATAAACGCTGAAGAACTTGGATCGAAGCTCATCGGGTTCTATTCCACAGCGCTCGGCTGTTTCAAAGAATAATGCTTTGGTTGGCTTATCAGGTTGAAAATCTTGAGAGAGAGGCGCCCGCTTTTCAGGGCGCGTGCTCTCTGTTTTATTAGTATTGTTATTAATATTATTATTATGGGTGCAGCTGCTGCGGGGGGGGGATGCAGATATTGCAGGGGGGGGGGGAGATATTGCGGGGGGGGCTACGTAGGTTTTGAAATAATCTTCGGCGTATGTTTCTGGGATGTTTAACTCATAACAGTTGGTTGTTTGACCACCGTCTTTCTTATATCTTTGTTCTTTTATGATTAAACTTTGTTCGATTAATAGGTTCAAGGCTGTTTGAACAGATCGTTCGGAAAGCTCTAATTGCTCACATAGTGTTCTAATAGAGAAGAAGTTTTTATTACCAGCAAAATTATGGGTAGCCATAAATAAAAGAAGATGTTTAGCAGATGGACTACCTGTTTTTGTTTCAGATACCCATTTCAGAGCAATAGCAGACATAGCAATATTCCTTTATGTTGGGGTTGACCAATCCGGTGGCCAAGTTATAATGACTAGGCATACGGGCTGATCACCTTATGAATTGAAAATGTGCGTTGTTTCTAGCAGCGCACCGGTTGTTTCACCATCTTAATCCAGTTATCCCTCTTATTCAAATAACTATTATCTGACCAAATAAACCTAAAAATGTTTAATCTAAAGCATCATTGTGATACCATGGTATCATCGATCTATGAAATAAATACAATAAAAAGGGAGGAAAAACAGTGGAAAACGTAAAAACATTCAATGTCAGGATATCTAAAGATTTGTGGGCTTTCGTCAAAAAAAGCGCCGTGGACAATGATGTGTCAATGAATCATGTGGTTACAAAATGCTTGGAAAAATATAGAAAGCATGTTGAAAAAAGTGTTGACGAATTCTAATACCATGGTAGAATGGCTCATAACTTACGTAACTTACATAAATAACTTTGATAAATAGGAAACAATATATAATGGCAAAGGATACAAAGAATATTAATATTGAGGTAAGTCACGAAGTATGGAAGAAGTTAAAAATAATTTCTATAACTAGAGATATGACACTACAAGATGTTGTTCGAGATATTTTGGATAAACATGTTAAGGGAAAAAGTAAACAGTTAGAAGCATCAGAGGAAGTATAAAAATGGGTTACATAGTAGGCGGTCCAATAGATATAGTTTGTGCGAACATATTCCCACCGATGGCGGTAGTAATAGTGTGTACAACAGGATTGTTAATGATGGCTGCATCGAAATAATTGGAGTGTGGGTCAGTAGACGACGAATCTTCTGACCCACTGAACATAAAAACCTTGAGGATTCTATATGATCGAGAACAATATACAACGAAGTTACGTAACAAATCAACCGTCAAGGAATGACGGGGTGTATGCAGAAGTATTTTGTCCTATGTGTGAAGCATGGCACGAGAACAATACTTGGTGCCAAATGTCATGGAGTGACTGGTCATGAACTATTCTAAAAATGTTATCCGACTCGCTCGTGAGATAACTTCTCACTACGCACGCTTCAATACTCTTGACCAACAATATCTTATAGACATTGATGATATTGCAGACTTTGATCTGCATGAACTATCAGCGTTAATTATGTCCGAAGATAAATGTCTGGCATCAGAGGCTACAGGTTGCGACAACCCTGCATATGATAAAACAATGTTACCCGCGCTCATTCGATACCTTGAGAGGCCTACCGATAAAGATAAACAAATAGAGTTTATGTCTGAATGGAAAGAAGGTGTAACAATTTACTTTAAATCATCCATGATTGAACTATTTGAAAGCGCAGCTTCAGATATGAATGACAGTATTAAATATTCGCCGCGTATAGCGCACGATAGAAACTTGAGGGTTAACTTATGAGTGATAAAACATATTGGGCATATCAAGGATATCCATGCGAACTTGTGCAAACTGGTGTATGTAAACATTCAGGAATTAAAGAATATAAAAACAAATATCCGCCCGCAATAAGTATGACTCTGCACACATATTTATTTGATACTCAAGATGAAGCGTATGCATGTGCTGAAGAAAACGGGGAATTTGAACAATGTCACGGAAAAGAGGATTGGTGTGAAATATACGATGAGGCCTTGTTTGAGGTTAGCGAGAAAGAGTTGAAAGATTATATTCCTTTTGTTCTTCCGCATCAGGAGATTGCTGCATGAGTGACTCATCAGACGACATGGAACATGACTTCGCAAGATTGTTTTGCACAGAGTGTGAGAACCATTTTACAGAGTGTCAGTGTGAAGAAGAATAAATGATCCATAGGCATTCGTTGAGTGCCTATCAAGAATTTATTAAACAGACCGGAAGGTCTAAATTAAACTAGTAGAGGTGTCACATGGCTTTAAGAGGCGTTAAACCTAAAACAGTTGAGAAAAGATTAAAAGCTTTTTTCTACGGCAATGCAAAAGTTGGAAAGACCACAGCAGCAATACAATTTCCTAAACCTTATCTGATAGATACAGAGCGCGGTGCAGAAAACGAAAAGTATGTTGATCTTCTTGAAAAAGGAAAGGGTGTTATATTCCAAACAAACGACTTTGATGAAGTAATCAAGGAAGTTAAAGCATTGCTGACAGAGAAACACGAATATAAAACTCTTATAATTGACCCTCTGACAACCATCTATAACGATTTGATAGACAAATCTGCGAAGTCACGAATAAGTGACAAAGATCCAGACGGCACAGCATTTGGTGGACATTATGGAGCCGCAAATAAAAAGATAAAGATACTTTATAACTTGTTGCTACGATTGGACATGAATGTAATTATTACATCTCATGCAAAGAATGAATATGGCGCAAACTTGACTATCATAGGACAAACATTTGACTGCTATAAAAAGATGGATTATATGTTTGATCTTATACTTGAAATACAGAAAAGGGGGAAAGATCGTGTTGCGCTAGTTAAAGGAACCCGCCTTGATGGATTCAAGGAAGATGAAACATTCCCTTTCAGTTATGATGATATGGCAGAACGTTACGGCCGTGATGTGCTTGAAAGAGAGTGCGCACCAATACAACTTGCAAGCGCTGAACAAATAAAAGAGATTAAAAGGCTTATAGAGTTGTTACATGTTCCACAGGATACTGTAGACAAGCTGTTGAAAAAGGAAGAAGTAGAAGATTTTGAGTATATGTCATCAGAATATATTCAAAAATGTATTACTCATTACACATCTAAAATTCAAGGAGAAGCAGCCTAATGTTTGACTATGAGGTTTTAACAGAAAGTGAAGCAATGCAGGAAAGATACCAGTTGCTGCCGGATGGAGAGTATTCCGCAGTCATTTCGTCACCGATAGATAAGATATCCCAAAACAGCGGGAATCCTATGATAGAGGTTATATTAACTGTGTATGATGCCAATGGAAAAGATCACACTGTAAAAGACTATCTGAGCTATTCAAGAAGCATGGCATGGAAAATGATCCACTGCGCGGAATCTGCTGGAAAGCTTCAGGAATACAAGGACAAAAAGTTCTGTGCGGATGTTATCCGTGGATGCAATGTAAAAGTACGAATAGGCACAGAAAAAGGTGGAGAAATCCCGATAGATAAGTTAAAAGGAAAAGCACCTGGTGCAAGATATCCAGATAAGAATAAGGTTGAAGATTATATTGTCGGATCGGTCAGCGATAAACCTGTTGTAGCAAATACGGATGGATTTCTGGATGAGGAAATTCCATTTTGATGTCGGTTTAAGGCCCATATATTTGTATATTTTGATTCTATCTCGAAAAAGTGAGAGAACAATAAAGTATGTGGGTCACCAGTTTATGGCAATCGCGGCGTTGAACAGTGAAACGTAATCAGTAATAAGAGAGCTATTCTGGGCTGGTAAGTAATGTGTTAGGCAGAATAGAGGCAGAAAACGGCACACAGTAGTATGCCTACCTGTAGCTGTAAAACAAGGCGTCCAGTCCACGCCTATCTTATTACACAGAAGGTGCAATTCCTTCCGATTGCCAATTATATTAAGGATGATATGAAAACTCCGAAACTTGTTATACATCTAGCACGCCATATCCCAACAGGCGCTGAAATCCCTATGATTGTAAATTCTATAAAAGATAATACAATAACCGACTACCGAGAATTTATGGAAAAGCGGAAAGGATTTACTATTTCCATGTTGCAAAACCGATGGGATTTGTGTAAAGAGGATGCTTTGGAAATGTTGCAGAAATATCAGGTTCCTGCACATGTGAATCATGAAAATGTTAAAAGTTTACCGCCGGTCGCGTCACCTGTTGATGTAGCCATATTCTTTGAAGAATATATATTTGGGCTAGAGAAGAAAGAAGGATTGAAGCACACAAAATTAAAATCCAGGACACTGCAATTACTGAGGAATAACTAATGGAGTTTAAAGAAGCGTATTCCAGTTTGTTATCAAACTTTAAAGTGCGTCGTAAAGGTTGGCCACAATCAATATATTTAAAAATGGGTCTACAGGATCATGAAAATAGAATTAAGTGTTACATTCAAGAATGTGTTACGTATGTTTATGATTCCAGCATTATTACATCAAATGGCTGGATAATTTTGGATTGTGTAGATGCTGACGGACTATTAACGTTTCCCGATATGTGTCAAAAACTTTTCGAAGGGTATAAAGCGAAATTGCTTGATTGGCCACCGGATTGTTTTATTGAATCTACACCTAACAGAAAAGAAATATTTCTTCGCCGCATTTGTGAATATGATTTCACGCCTACATTTGAATGTTTTAGCTCTTCTGATTGGGAAATAATAGAGGAAAAAACAAAATGAATTGTGAATACTGTCACGGACATAAATTTGTAATAGTGCATGGCGTTATTAACGAAGCAATTAAAATGCCTTGTCGGTGTCAGAAGAATAAAAACTATGACGTACACCGTGAGTTGGTAATAAAAGATAATAAAGTATTGGAGCTTAAATGACACCACGATATAAAAATTTAACAATTAAACTTTCTGACTTATTAGAGTTGAGCGTTTATGACTTTTGTTTAGAAAATCTTAATTCTACAGAAAATACGTCAGACTTGATTAATCTCGTTTTAAGCGCGCATATTTCATCACTTTTCAATCATATGAAAGGTATATCTAATGGAAATGAAGAAATAACAAAAAATGTAAATAATTTCATAGAGAAAATATCTGAAGCTATACAATTATCAGACCCTATTAATAAAGTAGAAGTTATTAGAGGCCAATGATGATCGACTATTATCGTCTTGATGAAAATAAAAATGCTGTTCCTTGTACTGTTAAAGAATGGGGTGATCAGCGTGAATTTATGAGAAGAACCAAAACAAAGCATGTAGATGATGAAATGGTAGATGGAAAAAGAGTTTCAACAGTTTGGCTCGGTATTAATCATGCTATGGATGATGAAGCTACCCCATTAATTTTTGAAACAATGGTTTTTGACGGGAAAGGCGAAATTTACTGCCAGCAATTTCCCACATGGCAGATGGCAGAAGAAGGTCACAAGGAAGCTGTTGAATGGGTTAAGAATGGATGTAAAGAAGATGAGTGAATTTACTTGCTGCAAGTGCAACATCACATATGATAAATCTCCTTATGAAGAATGGAGCGATTTCGATTCAGCGGAAGAGATGCTTACTTTATATCCTGAAACAAAGAACGATCCAACAGACGTTCTGTGCGACGATTGCAATGAATTGTTTAAAGCTTGGTTTAGTAAATTTTCAGATGAAGAGAAAAAACAAATGCGTGAAGATTGGAAAAAAATAATATGACATACAGATATAAATTTAAACGTGATGATACAAATACAAAAGAAGAAAATTTAGTAGTTGAATTACATAAATTATTAGCTGAAACAACAGAAGTGTTTGTTAATCTTAACAGGCAGTCTTGTTCAAATGGTGAAATATTTGTGACGATAAGGGATGGAACGCTGTCTCATGCAGGTCACACAATAAAATCACTTTTAACTCTCATGAAAGATGATTCGCAAAAACATATTTTCCTAAAAGAATGTCAAGAGGTTTTTAATCTTTATATACAACAGGCAAGTGAGAAAATTAAATAATGAAGTCAGAGTACAAAAAATGTCTTCGATGTAATGGGACGGGAAAATTAAAAATACGATCCCCGTATCTTCAAACAAAAGATACAAAGAAAATGTTACGTATCATGGAAAAACATGGACTCAATCAGTTAACATTGGCAAAAATACTAGATATAAGCCAAGGAACTGTTAATGGGTGGTTCCATCGTAAGACAAATTTACAAGGTAAAATAAAGACCATTTATTTTGAGATGTTAAAACATGAGGGTTATAAGTGAGCCTTGTCAATATTTGCTCAAATGATCCTTCCAGTATTCGCACTTACTGGAAATATGGTATTCGGAGGTACTAAAAATGTCCTACATAAACAAAGAGTGTTTCAACTGCGGAAAAAAAGATAATCCAGTTTATGAACGATATCAGTGTGTGCCCGGAACGTCAATGAAATTTAAAACAGAACCTATAGGAGACAAATTCTACAGAATTGTTCCAGCAAATGTGGAATATTGGTGTACAAATTGTTATAAGTTAGAAAATCAAAAGATAGAGGTTATAAATGACTAACTGGATTAGTGTTAAAGAAAAGTTACCAGACAAAGATGGACGTTATTTTGTCTATGTCCCATCCCCTCCTTGTCCGTGGATGGGTGTCTCATCTTTGCGTAATGGTAAATTCGATGATACAACCGCAAGCCACTGGATGCCGCTTCCTTCACAACCGGAATTATAAAAATGACAAAAATGAAATTTGATGTCGAGCTTGTTTCGGCTGTAAATTTAGAAATAATGGATCGTATCAGGCTTTTATTAAAGCTTTTCCCAAAAGAAGCTGGAGAACATTCGATATTAAAAAACTTGGCAGCTGCATCCATACATATGACGATGTTTATGAAAGATGTTTTTGAATATATTGACGATGAAAAACTTGGAGATATAGGAGAAGACGAATTTCTTGAAAAATGCGGATGTAATATAAACGAATTATTTAACCTTAAGGAAGTAAAAAAATAAAAATGAAATTAGCAACATTAGCTTTATTAGCAACCACTCAAATTGCAATCGCAGAACCTACAGATACAGCAATCGCAGTGGCTGGCACTGCGGGGGTATCAACGCAGATTAATCAACCCACAGCTCTGCACAGCGTTCATGGCGTTACAATTTATAACACAACCCCTGGATTTAAAGATTTTTCATGGACTATATCACTGTGTCCAGATACACAGCCTGAACATTGTTTAGTTAAAAAGGATCATCTTGGGCTGGCTACCGGACAGCATTGGGGTAAAACTTACTATCTCGATACAGTAGTTGTATTTCATGCAGTCGGCACCAAACCATTCACCGCTAAAACCGAAATTACCGGTGGCGCATATGCTATTGCGTCAGACACAAAATATGCTGAGGTACACTACTGATGAATGAGATTCCAAAATACTGCACTCAAAATCTTGATCGTGAATGTGAGGAGGAGAGCTGCTGCCTAAAGCAGCTTTCCGAGAAGCGTATGTGCGTGCCAGAACTTAACATGGATGAGTTCAGTTCAAGTGGCAGCACAAAAAAGAAATAAAAAGATTCCATGGAGTTGTAGAACATTATATTAAAAACAATCAGCTTATTATTTTCACTGTATCACCGGAAAAAGGAATTTAACAAATGTATAACTATGAAATTATTGATTTAAAGTTAAGTATTTGCGAGTCAACAATAAAAAATCTCAGATTTCTATACAAAATATCAATGACAGTTTTAATTGCTACGATTGCTGTTTTAACATTTGATATTTATGTATATTTAACAAATCCTGATATGTCAAAAATAAGCATCATGATGATGGGTGTTTTAGCGGCAAATATAGTATGGTTTTTAGGCGATATAATGATGAATCGTTCTGATAACAAAATTGAAAGATGGAATAAAAAAAATCTGAATGAGTTAATGAATCAGAAAGAATATATTGATGCTGTTAATTGTATGAATGGCGCAAAAAAACAGTATGAAGAAACCATAAAATATTATACTGATCCAACATACGCCTCTATTGTTTCTCGCGAAAATACGCAACCAGTATCAGAGTCGCCAGAGGTGGAAAAATAGTCGTGCAGATATCAAGCAGTTTGCTTCCATCCAGTGGCCTCAACAAGTAGGCCACTATCGTTAGAATGTATAATACTCCAAGACCTAACAATATTTGTTTTGCAGCAAGAAATTTATCTTTCGCGGTAATGATACCCGATTGAATATGGTGAGACTCGAACGATTTTACCTTATATAGATCATCCAAGAGGTTCTCACCCATATCAAGTCTGTTTTTCATCTGACAATTATTTTTGTTTCGTGATTACCTTTACGTGCAAATAACTCGCCATCAGTACGGTCTATATGACAAGCTATTTTAAGTATTGCAATTGCTTTTGAAATGATTTCAGCTTTCGTACTTACTCGATAGTAACTCATCAGATCCCGTATAGAATCTGATGCTCGTTCATCCAGCTCAAGAGTAAGCTCGCTCATTGCGTGTCCATATTGTTTTTGTCAAAACAAACGCCGCCTTTCACAGCGGCAGTTTAAACGATTAAATGTTATTTCTTTTTAGCGTGTTTTTTAGCTGGTTTCTTTTCATGTTCTTTCTTTTCATGAGAAGCTTTTTCCATGTGGTGTTTGGCTTTTTCATGATGATGGGATGCTTTTTCCATATGGTGTGCTGCTTTGGCGTGATGTGCTGATTTATGTTCCATGTCAAAAACCCTTTTAAATGAGTTTATATAATATTATGCAAGTAATGCATTCAATTGTGAAGATAATGATTCAATTTCAGTTCTGGCTGATGACAATTGATCATTAAGCATTTTAATGGTTTCATCTTTTTGAGATGAATCCGAATTGATAGAATTGATTTTTTTTTCCATCATATGCGCTCCTGCTTTAAATGAAATATTTGCAGTTAAAACTTCTTTGACCGTTTGATCGAGCGCCATACATTGTGACTCATATCGACTAATCACATCTTTTAAGCTTGCGCTTTCAGATTTTAATGCTTCATTTTCAGCGGTCAATTGTGTAACATCTGTCATAACAATTTCCTGTTAAAAGTTAAAAAATTATAATAAGTGATTTATCAAACAGGTACAATAAAAAAGGGGCTATTCACCTCTTATTATTTATAATCTGTTCTGAACAAGAATGTTTTTATTAACTATAATCTTACTGCCGTTAATGTTCCTCCTGCGCCAACGGTTCCTGATCCAAATGAAGCTAAACCACTTAAATAAACAGTTGTGGTAGCCGCAACAGAAACTATCAATACAGGCGCTGTAAGTCCCATATATACTCCAGTTACACCATTTACAGCAGCAATTTTTGATGCATCAGGGGTAGTTGCGGAAGTCAAACTTGCCCATGCCTGTCTGGCTGTCATTGCTATACTTGCTGTAAAAAATATATTTGGATAAACAGCCCAAACACCGGCAGTCACAGATATCGTCGTAATGTCTTTATTGGTGTTATTAGAGAGAGGAACAGTATTTGCTGAAACATTACTTGTTATTACCTCCCCACCAAAACCGACTGAATAACCCCCTCCCGTCATCAATCCTTGTCTTTGTACTCCACCATTTCCTTTCCCGGTAAGGGACATTGTTATATTCGTATCTGAACCGGCTGCGCCAAATCCTAACGCATTTCCAGTTGCAGAGTTTGTGATAGCAATGTAATTCACAGCACTAGAAACAGGTGATAATCCGAGTATGATATTACCGTTGGTGTCATAGATTGCCGTTGTAACTTTTGGCGACGGAATCGTTAAACTAGCAGGTAATGTGGTACTAAAAGATGGCACCCCACCCGAACTACTGATCATAACTGCGCTGTTAACCGGTGTGATCACCCCTAAAACGTTCGCACTGCTTGCGTACATAATTGTATTGATAGCATTTGTGGCTGGATAAGTTGTCGTAGTCCAAGCAGGCGTCGTGGAGGCACCCGAAGTTAATAACTGACCGGCTGTCGCCGTTCCAGCCAGAATTGCCATAGCTGATGCTGTCGAGTAAACAATTCCACCATTAGATGCCGTCAATGCCGCTGACGTACCACCATTTGCCAAAGTGATTGGAAATATAATATTTCCAAATTGATTGTAAACAAATGCTGTTGTATCAACTGTGACAATAGTTGCAGCGTTGTACCATGCTGTTCTGGCTAAAGTTGATCCATTCTGAATGGCGATTAAACCGGTTCTGTTCACTTCTGGTGCCGTGTCATAGGTTGTTGCACGAGTCAAAACCCAATTTGTTGCACCTGATCCAGCTGAGGTTACCGTGTAAATTCCCTCATTTGCAGAAGTCATGCCAGTAGCAGTATTTTTGATTAATACATTCGTTCCAACAGGAGGATTGACACTATCCAGGGCAAATGTCGCTTGCGCTCCCGCATTTGTTAGGGTTGCACCAACACCCGCACCTGATTGTGTGACTGTGCCTAAACTTCCCGCAGATGCTGCGTAAACAGCAGTGCCGTTCAATGCGGTCTGGTCATAATTTTTTGTAGCCAATCCTTGCGTTAAAGTCGGGTCTGTCGTAGTTAATCCACCCGGTAAAACAGTTGACATGCTTGGAACACCGCCTGCACTACTGATTAAAACAGCGCTATTAACCGGTGTTACCACTCCTAAAACGTTCGCGCTACTTGCATACATTATGGTGTTTATAGCGTTCGTTGCAGGATACGTTGTGGTAGTCCACGTTGG